TTTTCCATTACATTATCTGATGATCCTTTTATAGCACACCCACTTGAAATTAGCACTAATGCCAATACAACCACACATAAAATAACTTTTTTCATACGTTTTTATGTTATTTATTAAAGTTCCCAACAAGCCGTCATCACCCCCTCCAACGATTGTCTTTGCCGTCAGGCAAGGGATTGAATGATAACGAACCTGTTAGGGTAAATCACTCCCTTAAGTTATTTGAACCAAGTGATTATTTATTACGAATTGACATCCATATTTCCTCCAAATTTACAATAATCTTATTCATTACTGTCTCATAAAACATCTCATCATTTCCATTGGCGTATGCTTGACCCAACGCATAAATAGCCCCTCTTAGTTTCTTTGATTTTCCTGTTTTATCTCTACCGATTATCTTTTTCTGTCCCTGTGTTAGTTCAATAGCGTCTATGAATTTGCCTTTATACTTCATGTCAAATGTCCCGTCTTGGCGGTCTACCTTAGCGACAGAATAAACATCTATTGTCCCTTTAATATAAATATCTTTTTGAGCGTCTATCTCTTCAAAGAAACATGCACCACCAGTTATGCCAAGCACACGCTCGTTTAATTTATTCATACCTCTTGTGTTCTTGGACTAATTAAAGCAGAATTTTTAAGCCCCCCCAAAAACCTAATAGCCATTTGGACATCTTGTGTCTCAAGCTGACCTCCGCTTGTAATAATTTTAATCATACTTTTTGAGATTAATAATACGACTCCTTAATAATTGAAACTCATTATAAAACGACAACGCATCTACTTTTAACTTCTTAGTCCAATAATTATTAACTGCTTTATGCAACTCTGGTGTTTCATCAAACACAAACTGTTTCTTTCGCCTATCACCAGTTATACTGACAATATCAAATCCCAAACAACTTAATGCTGTTGCCTCCCCCATTTCACTTGTTAAATATTCACTCATATTAAAATGGTTCTTTACCTATCTCTGTAATAGGCAATTCTGTTTTTGCTGGTTTATTTTTCCAACACACTGCCGAACAATAAGGTTTTCCAATTTTGCTTAACTTCATTGGCGCACCACAATCCGCACAAGTGCCAACCGCTTCTCTGTTTTGTGCTTTGTTCACTTCATCTACACTTGCAATACTATCCAACACCCCAATCCCCATCATTGCCAATGCCCGACCCACAGCACTGGTTTCAGCATTCTCTAAAGCAGATGTCTTGTTGATATACCCCTCACCTTCAACTTCCTGTGCATATCCAGTAAAACACCTTGCTACATTTTTACATAACTTAACTTCATTATTATCAACAACTTTCACCTCTACTCCGTCAGGATATATTTTTGCTTTGATAATAATTTTGCCGTTTTCATAATTGATTAGTTCAGTCACAATACACCCTTCGGGATACTTTTCATTAAAATAAAGCACCCTGTCTGACACCAATACATATTTCTTGCCTTTGATGTCAATAGCTTTGTCCTCTAATGTTTTTGACATATAATTCTTAATGTTAAATCTTCTAACCAACGAATAAAACTCATGCACTCAAACCAACCCTTTCTAAAGCGTTTACTGGATGGAATTGGGATAGCCAAATTTAAGCCATAATTGCCCCTGACAGCGTTTTTGTGCTTTGAGTGGGGCTTTGTGTTGTTTTGGGTGTATTGTGTCATATGCGCCCATTTTATTGCTTTATTCATATGATTTCGTAAATTGTCTCTTCCCAACTATCCCCTAATAATTTTTCAGGTTCTTCTCCAACAAAATCAATAAACTCCTCTCGGGCTTCTTTTAAATTGTCATTATAGATGTCATTAACTGGATGAGACATATTATAGACCCTTTCCTTGACAATTGTAGCACTCTACCTTTTGCACATCATTGCCATAAAATTGAAAGTTCAGTGCTGTAATCGGGTGACCACACCGAACACACACAAAAGTGTTTGAGGGAAAATGCCCTAATTCCCCATCTAACAATAAACTCCTGACACGCTTGCTTAACTGATTCCAACAATCAGTGTTGTGTTCTGCCCAATTACTTGCCCCCACTGGAAGCTGTAATTCGGGAACACCTTCATAATCCCCCACTAATCCTTTTAACTTTTCGGCTTGCTTGATTATACTATTAGCAAGCTCGTAAATGGATTGCTCCATACGTTTAGACAAAAAAATAAAAACCACAGAAGAGCTGTCGCTTTTTTAGGGTTCCATTTAATTGTTGTTTAATAATACTCATACTTTTAATATTAAAATAATTCTTGTTGATTTCTTTTGTTATAAATTTCCTTCCAATTAAACTGAACTTCTGTTAACCCCCTTTTGTTGTCAGTATCTAATTTTATTTTGTCGCCCCATTTTTTAATCAAATATTCCGCTGCTTTTTTGCTTTTTTCTTCGTTCCGATAAAACTGACAACCCCCATCACTACCGCCTGAACCCCCATCGCAAGGAACATATGTATATTTATAACAACAACCATTCATAAATCCTTTTTTTAATATTTGTGCTGTTATGTCATAATCTTCAAACAACAACAAGTTAGAATCATAATTTACTCCATACTCTTTACAAAAAAACGGGCTAATCATATTAAGACACCAAACCCTGGTATTATATTTCCAATCTCCTTTTTCTTTTCCCCAAAGCCAATTACTTGGTGGTAACTTTTTGTCCCTGCCATATTCAACCAATTCTTTTAACATTCCGTCTGTTTGTCCCACGTCAATTTTGACTATCTTTGGGTGTCCGCCTTCTGTTTGCCCTTCACGAACCCTAAATTCTTTAATATCATCGTCCAACATTGCAATATACTCATAATCAGAAAAATTGTCTAATACCCAATTTCTTGTGTTCCCTATTCCTTTGTCATTATTTTTTGTTGGCATACTAACAACATTACATGATTTTCCATAAACATTAAAATATTCTTTAAATTCTTGTTGTTCAACCACTAATGTTATTTCTTGTTTTTTTGAAAACAATTCTGGCGTAGTGATTTTTCCTGCACGACCTTTTGTGGGTATAACTATTTGCATATTATTTTTTACAATGAATTTCTGTTCTTTTATGACATATTCATCAAGTGTATTTTTTCTGGTTTTCATATTATTTGTCAATAAATTTATAAATTATGTTATTGTTTTCATCTAACCTGTCAGGCTTCATTACACCCTCAAAATATTTATATGGACTGTGTGCACTTTTGGGATCGTTCCAAGCGTTTCTCATGTAATCATATAATGATTGATTTGCTATTTTTGCTTTTCTCATAATTGAACCAGTGTTAAATCCTGGTGCTCTTAAAATGTTTATTTTTTTTAACCAATCACCATGTTGTGCTATGTCATCCCAACTTACTTCACCTTTTTCTTTACAAATGTTTATCGCATTTGTAAATTGACACAAACTATAATTACTTAAACTGGGCATATTTATGCTTTTTTGTGGTAACCCGCAACAACTACCAGAACAACCTTTTTCTTTGTGGTGAGCGTCACTCACGTGAAAATTAATGCCGTGTTTGTCGCACAATTGTTGCATGTTATCAATGTACGGTTTTTTAATATTGTAGTTCAACCTTAAATAACCTATGCCCGTGCTAACATTTTCGTAAAAATCTAATATATCAAACCCTAATGCTTTACTCATTGTTTCATACTTATCTTTAGCTACATTTTTACTTCTAATTTCTAAACAAAAAAATTCTGTGCTCAACGCTTTAACCCCTGCTGCATTAGCTTGCCCCAATAAATCGTCAACAGTTTTGTCAGACAATCCTATAATGAATGGACGCAACCTCAAAATAGTCCAAATACCCATATCAGATAATTTCTTTAAAACTTCCATTCTTCGTTGAGGGCTGGGGCAACCAGCTTCAAAAATTTTCGCCATTTTCTCATCCCAAGTAATAATACTCGCTTTATAACTCCAATATTCTCCCATACCCTCAAATAAATCTAAATATTTTTTATCCCTCAACAACAAATCACTTTTGCTGCTAAAACATATTGGATATTTAATTTCTTTTAAAAATTTCAAAATTTCATACCCTAAACCATCTTGCTCTTCTATTGGGCACAAAGGGTCTGATAAACCACCCCATTGTAAAGTGATTTTTTGTTTTATTAATTCTTGAAACGGGTTTTTGTGTTCGGGATCAAACAATTTTTTAAATCTTTCTAACGACACAGCTTTATATTGTTTTTTTAAATAAGCATCTTTACCTGCACCGATAGCCCTTTGAAAAGTTGAAAAACAATACATGCAATTATAACCACAATTAGAAAATTGGTCAAAAGTCATGGGCATACTACAATCTAATACTTCTCCACTTATCCTTGGGCTAGCATAAAAACCTTTTATCTTATCAAATTTCATAACCTTGTTTTTTTAATATTTCTAACAATAAATCAGTGTTAAAATCAACTTTCTTGCTAGTGGCAAAAATGTCTTTAACTTTCTGGTATTGTTTGTCGTCATCAAACCAAAAAGTCAACACTTGCCTAACACCAGAAATACAACCCTGTATGTCAACTTCATCCAATTTTAAAGATTCTCTGTTATATTCAGCCATTAATAAAAACTGCGTTATTGTTTCGTCCTTCAATCCTAATTCCAACAAATCATTTTTCAATTGTTTTAGTTTTAATTCTTTTTCAGTGTAATCAATTTCAGCGTGAAAATCAGATAATGTTTTTTTGTCCCCTATCTCCATTTTGTAATCATCAAACAAGCTTTCCTGCCCTGCCAAAGGTTTAATTAACTCTAATATTTTTTCTCTTTTATATTTGCCCACTGCATCATTGTCAGATAAAGCGTATTTTAACCTATCTGCATCATTCCACGCTTCCACGACGCTGACCCAAACCCATAAATTATTTTCCCTTTCTTCCGATTGAGAACTTTTGTATAATTTTTGTAACACCTTAAAGCGTTGATTTCCGCCCAAAACTTCACCGTCAGGCGTGACCTCTAATGGCTTATAAAGCCCTAACTCAACAATTTGTTTTTCTAATCTGCCCAAATCTTTGTCTTCAATAACACGAGGGTTTTTTGGCCACAACCGCATAGCTGTAATTCTTGCTAATGTTTTGCCGTCTTCAATTTTTGTTTGCATACTTTAATTATATAATTGTTTAAATTTTAATTGTAATCCTTCTAACAACACTGCGCTATTCTTAGCGTTTTTTCCTTGTTTTTTTACATAATTGCCCAGCCCTTTGATTATTCCTTTCATAGCTTTTTCCTTATTCATGACATAATCTTTGACACCATAATATTGTTCTTCATAAGCATTGTAAGTTGGTGCTGGCAACTTTTCTGGATGCCTGTCGTAATATTCTTTCTTTGTTAAAATGTCCCCGAATCTGTGTGTAGAATAAATGCTGCCTTTAATGTTTATAAACCTCTGTTTGATGTTCTGTTTAATAAAATCTTTTGTCTTCTGGTCAATCTGCATTGTGGTGTTGTCGGTAAAAACTAAGATGAACTTTTTTTCAAATTTTTGTAATTGGGTGGTCATATAGTTGGTATAGTGCTATCTTCTTTGTCAAAATAAATTTTTAATTCAGCAATCTTGTTTTTCATTTGCAATGGTGTGGTGACAACTGGCGCATACTTCTCTCCCTGCACGGCAATAACTTTTGTTGCCATGGCGACAACATTCTTAAACCCAAACTTGCCTGACAACCATTGAACAGCTCCCCTCTGGGTTTTGTTCCCATAATTAATGGAAGGGTTTATCTGATAAAATAAATCAAAAATTTTGTTGGTGTCGCAATCTTCAGGTTGCTTCTTCTCTTTATTTTCTTTTATTTTACTTTGTTTTACTTTACTTTGTTTTAAAGCATTGCGTTCGGATAGCGTTCGCAATGCGTTCGCATTGCTGTTATTCATCTTATTCCAGCGTATATTTGCGCTTTGTCTTGCCTTCTCGCTTTTGCCTTTTCGTTTCCTTAATCGTGCTAGCACAGATTTACTACATATCTTTTTTGATGCTATCTTAAATAATTTGTAGTCATTTATTATGCGTTTTATGCGTTCGCATTTCGTTCGCAAGTCAAATGCAATACAGTCATAATCTTCTTCCAAGAACCCGTCAGCTTCATAAAGTTTTTCTATAATCGCCCAATAAATACCATACCCCCCCCACCCCTCATTCTTGACTAGCTTTAATATCTTTTCGTTATTCCTGGCATTATAGTCGTGTGAAAAATAATAAGTTTCTTTCATATCTTTATAAAAAACAAAACTCTCTTGCCTGCCTAACAAGTATACATCGTCAAATGCGCACTTGGTTTGCAAGCAAGAGAGTTCTGGCTTTTATTGACGATGTATTCATTGCGCATATTTTTATTTTATAACTTAATTATAGCATACTTTTTTAAAAAACACAAATAGGTTCTGTGGATAACTCAGACAACTCTAAGGGGGAATGAACAATGTTGTCTGTTAAAGACAACCTTCCTGCCAAAAGCCAAGGCGGGTAGCCAATTGTATCGCTATCTGGGTTAGCCCGTAGCTAACTATTCTTCCCCTATATACAATAGACGCTATCTGACCAACACTTCATCGCTGTGATCTGCTTAGAGCTGAAGCCCAATAAATTGACCCACTTGGGCAAGCTCCAGCCGCTTAAAAAATTGCCGAAATAAATTCAGCTCTAAACAGACTCTTTAATTATAAAATGTATTCAGATAAAACACAAATTATTCTGTGGACAACTATTTCTTTTTGGCTTTTTTCTTCTTTTTTCCTTTTTTACACGGCATAAATTTATTCATTAGCGACTATTAAAATTAACCCTAGCATAACTACTCCCACTAAAAACAACCACGGAAACAAGAAACACAACCAACCAAAACCAATAATCGCTAAAATTACTCCTAAAATAGGCATACTTTTATAGTTATTTATTATACTCTTAATCTGGCAATTTTTTTGTAATATCTTCAATACTAAATCCTATTTTAGGATTAAAATCATTTATTCGCTCTTTTAAATAATTTAATCTTTCTAATTGTGTTGTGTTGGTTGTTTTATTTATAACCCTGTCTGTTTCTTTTAATAATTTACCCAATGCTATTCGCAATTTTGGATTTAATATTAATTTTTTTGTTCCTAATGTTAATAATCCACCTCCCACTAAAATTACTGCTGCTGCTGGTGCGAAGGTTGCTGCTGCGCCAAGCCCCCCAATACCAACTGCCGCTGCAACAGCTTGAACAACTTTATTTTTTGTGCCTAAAACTTTGTCAGCATTTTGTAATATCCGTCTAATAGCTGTATCGGCTTCTTTAGCTGCCTTTGGTTTAATATTGTCCATCGCATTTAGCAAATTATGCTGTTTTTTTAAAGAATTTTTTACTCCTATTTCAGGGGCTTTTTCATCTAAAAATGTGTTTAAAGTTCTGCGTATTTCATTATTAGCAGTAGTAAAAGCATTTTCAGAAGCTGCATCAAACGCTTTTGGTTTTTGACCCAAAACCCAATTATCATATTCCTTTCTTGCTTTTAAAACAGAAGATGCTTTGCCTGGTTTTTTATCTATTAATTGTTCCATTTTTGTCATTAATTTTCCTGCTGTCCTTTCTGCGTCTCCCACAATAAGAGGGCTTTCAGCTAAGGTATCTTTTGCTGTTAATAATCTGGCTTTCAATTCTTGTTTTGGAAATATAAAATCTTTTTCTGCAACTAAATTTTCTAATTTTTTTGTTTCACTTGCGACTTCTCTTTGAATAAAATTAAAGTTTTGCTGAAATGTTTTATTAGAAGATATTTCAGGAATATCCAAAACATATTTTTCAATCATTGCTTCTTGTGAGGTTGGCGCAATTTCACTTTTTTTTAAAAGTCCTCGCCCAACTTCTGTTGTTCTTGCAACTTGGGCTTCTTTAACTTTTTTCATCTGTTCAGGTCTAACCAAAGATCTAATGAACTGTTCCCTTTTTCTTTTAATAGCTGTCTTGCCACTTATTTCTAATGCTTCTCCTGCAACACCACCTGTTTTCACTCCAGCCCTAACACCCCTAGCGGCACCTCTAATTCCCATTCCTATGGCTCTTTCTACTGGAAACAATGAAGCTATATTTACTACTGATTCTAAATCTTTTGCAGCTCTTGGGTTATTTGATTTCCATTTTTCATAAAATTCCATTCCACGCTGCGCAAGCTCTAAAGCTTCTTGCCCTAAACGACTATGTAAAACTGCTAATCCTGCTTTTTTAATTGGATCTTCTATGACATCAGGTGTTATAGCTTTAACAACATCTAAGGCATAACCTAGCCCCACTCCTAAAATATCCCATCCAGCACCAGCGACTTGCCCCACAGTTTGTATTCCTGTTTCAATGGGTGTCAATCCCCTAAAACCTGGCTGTGCTGTTTGTTTAAATGTTTCCCCGATTACTTTGCCTCTTTCTTTTAATTCATTAGCCAAATTTTTTATTCTACTGGTTCGTGTTACTTTACCTGAAAAGTCGTCAGTTTCAACTCTTTCATTTAATCCCTCTACAATATGCCCTCTTTTAATTAATTCAGATAAAATCCCCTTATCAGTAGCTCCAGTAGGTTTTTCTGCTAATAAAGTTGCTAATTGTTCTTTGCTAAAATACATATTATTTAATTTTATATAAATCTTCTAAATAATCTACATAATTTATTTCATCTATTGAACTTTCTAATGTTAAACCAGAATCAGCAAATAACTCTTCATAATTTTTGATACCCAACATTCTTTTATAAAATGTTTCTTGATTCCTATTAAATACTTTTCTCAAGCTATTTATTTTAGCTTTGTTTAATTCTGGAGATTTGCCAATTGAAGGAAATATTGCAGTATATTCTTTGGCTTCAGCTTCTGTAAATGCTGCACCTGAAACAGCTTTTCTGTAAGTTTGAATAGCAATGGCTATCTCATTGGCTGTTTCAGCTAAATTACTATCACTAGTTTTCTTTAATATTTTTTCTCTAAACTTCTCAAGGTTTCCTGTTAATAGCCCCGTCTTACCACCATTATCAATAAATTCATTTAATTTCTGTTCAACATAAGCCAAAGATTGTAAAGCATCATCTCTGCCCGACACACTATTTCTTTCAGTCGTGTCGGCTTTATCCCTAGCTAAAGTCAACATAAAATCTTTTGCTCCCTCCATATCATCATCTTGTAAATATTCATCTAAAGAATTGCGGTTCGCCTCTCTATTGGCTGCGCTCATTTTAGTTGAAACTTGTTCAAATGCATTCTTGAAAGCTCCTTCAAATTCACCAGACACACCAACATATCTTAATTTGTCATCAATATCATCTATTGTATAATATTCACCTGTTAAAGGATTTGTTTGTTGCATTAAATCTGTGATTGTTTCTATGTTTTCTGACTTTGTGCCAGCCCTTTTACCAAAGATTTCAACTGATAAACTTTTAGCAGCCAACTGATCTAATGTTGATAACTTTGTTTCAGGTTTTATTCTACCCAAAATGCTATCTGCATATCGTTTTAATTGTTCACTTCCAATAGCACCAGGCGTATTATACGCTTGCACACCTTTATATAAACCATATTTGTCAATCATACCCCTTAATCGTTCTGCCACAAACTTAATAGCAAATTGTGGGTCTGTCGCTTGTTCTTGTGTGATGTGTGGATGTGCATCAAGATTTATCTGCCCTAACCCCCAGCTATTTTCACCAGGATAGCCACTTTTAATACCAGGATCCCAAGTGCCAGCTGATTCGTGATCTATAACAGCTGAAATTAAGCTTGCTGGCACACCTGTTTTTTCTGCCATTGCATCAATCATCCATTCAAATTCATCAGGGGTTTGTTCAATAACAGCAGCAGATAAATCTGTTAATTCTGGTAAGATAAAAGGTTCAGTATATGTTCCTGTAATTGGATCATATTCATATTTTTTACCATCAATATCTACTAATTTAGATTTTTTTACCTTAGATTGTGCATTAGCTAAATACTTTACACCAGTAGCATCATTTTCATTTAATATGTCCAATAAATCTTGTGGCACTTCTTGTCCTAATTCTGCAATAGTCATCGCTATAACTAAACTATTTTGATAATTCGCTTCTTGTTTTTCGTCATATTCCTTACGCAAATCCTGCAATTCAGTTAAATTATTTAATGCGATTGTAGCTTGATCTGAATAAATCTCATTCGCTCTACTCAAAGCATCCAAAGCTGACATTCCTTTGGCCTCTAATTCAGTTGCTCGTTCTTGTAACCCTTGCATTACTCCACTAGGAGCAAGTTGCCCTAAACTTGTAGAAAATAAACCTAACCCCAATTTCTCTTGTTCAGGCTGAAATTTAGTCGCCAACTTGTCTCTAACAGAATTTAAAAATGTTTTCTGTGTTCCAGGTTGATACGGTTTATATGCCTCTCTGGCTCCTGCTAATGCTTCCTGACTAATGTCTTGTCCAAAATACATTAAGGGTTTACCTTCGGGAGTGGTTTGTGTGGGTGCTTCAATTTGCTGCTCATCTGCATGTCCTGTTTGTTGTAATAAATCTTGCGGTATATCTTTTCCATACACCAATTGATGAAACAAATGCCAATCTTCTGATGTTGATGGCATCTTGCCGTATTGTTTACCAAACTCACCTAATTTTTGTTTTTCTAATTCAATGTTTCGTGCCATATTATTTTAAAATATTACTTAATGGACCCGCAAAAGTTCCTTTGTATTGTTCTAATCCTTTCTTTTGTGCTTGCAATCCTGAATATACATCTTGTAATGTTCCCTTGTATTGATATTCACCTGTGCCAATTGTTTCAGGTGTGCCAGCAGGTAAATATTGTTCTAACCCTGTGCCTGCTATTCCTTCTGTGCCTAAATACCTTAAAGCATTTTTAGCTATTTCTTCCATCTTTTTCTGATATTTTGCTTTAGAACTTTCTGCCATTAACCTACCTTTCATAGGAGCAATACCCTCTATACCCATTTGTTCGGGTGTCATTGTTAATTCTTTTGCTTTACTAGGCGCAGGCAATCCTTCTGGGGTTGCTTGTGCAAACGCTGACAATGTTCCCAACTGCCTAATAGCTTCTCCTCCAAAAGTCATTCCTTTGGCTTCAAGATCCTGTTGTGTCTGCCGAATATTTTCAGCCAACATATAGCTTTGTTGCTGTAATTCAAAAACCCTCTGCTCCATTTCATAATTGATTGTCCCAATAACATCATCTTGTGCCTGTTGAATTAACTGTTTATAGAATGGGTCAACTTGCCCAGTTTTAATTTTTTCTAAAGCATCCAAAATGTCTTGATCAGTAGCATTTGGATCATTAACAGCTTCAACAACTAAATCTTCTAATGACTTGGGAGCTTCTTCCGCAACCCCCCCTTCAACATCCCCTGACACGCCCTCTGTGGGGGTTATTTGGGGTTTTTCACCACTAACTAGGGGTTTGGTTGGTTCAGCTTCTTTTTCGTCAGGTGCACCAGTTTTGCCGTAATCTTTGTATCCCTGATTTTCAACTAAATCAGTAACCTCTTCCATTGACCTAATCCATTTATTATCTTGGTCAAAATACTTTCCGTCTTTTATATATAGATATTTTTCTTCTAATTGCGGAACCCCCTCTTTCGGTTTTCCTTTTTCTCCCCCCAATAAGGATGTCCAACCCTCTGCCATACCCTCATATCCACCAATACTTCCAGAAGTTTTTAAAACTTCCTCTAATGTTTTACCGACCAATCCATCCAATTCTTCTTGTGTTGCTGGTCTATCATATAAATGCCTAGCCATTCCTTGAATAAAATGAATATTTGCTTTAGCTTGTGGATTTGCGTGATATTGCTCCATTATTAAATTACCCAATGCAGTGCCTCTAGTGCCTGTTTCATATCCTTTCTCAAATTTTCCTCCTGCTATTTTTAATTTGTCATCTTTAATAGATGGTTCAGCTAATTCTTCTTCAGCTGCGCCAATCTCTTTGGCTCCATACTTTTTATACATGTCATACATACTAGAATCGCTTGTGATTATCTTTCCGTTGTAGATTAAGTCGGGTTTTGTTTGTGGCTGTTGTGTTTGCTGTTTCCACGCCGCCTTTTCTGCTATATCCATTTGTTTAAGTAATGATTGTGTATGAGCATATGCCTGTATGTAATCAGTTTGTTTTAATAGTGATGTGTGTTTGGGATCGTCAACAAACTCCTTAATCGTTCCAAACCCTGCCGCCTCAAAATCCTGCGAACTTTGTTGAATTGGCTTGAAAAGCCCTTCCGACCACTTAACTCCGCTAGGCGAAATATTCCCAAGTGTATTCAACCCAGACCCAACCGCTCCCCACATCATAATTTTATCGCCAGAAATAAATGGAGAGCCAGTAGCTTTCCCCTTGTCTGGGTCAGAAAAAACAGGCAAATCCTTGATTGACTTTAACTTTTTGTCTGCTTTAATCCCTTCCACTTTTCCTAGAAGTTTCCCACTTGAACCATAAACATTCCCCGTTTTAGGATTAAAAAATTTATTTGCTTGTAAATTTAGTATCTCGGATTTTTTAAATGTTTTCATATTATTTATACTTATCTTTTAATTCTTGTAGTTTATTCCCAGTTAAAATTGTCGTCATTTCTATTTTATCAGCAACTTTTGTTACTTTTTTTAATTTTTTTATTTTACACGATGGACAAAATTTCTTATTTAATAAATGCGGAAAATAATTATTCATATTTTTTTCATTTGGTTCAAAGTCCTGTTTATATCCACATTCACAAATCCATGTTTTTATTTTAAATTTCATAAAGTTTGTGCGAATGCAAAGTCACTATAAAAATATAATTGCGTGTCATTAGCCGCAGTGTCAACTGCGCAAAATTTTATATTTGATGTTGTATCATCTGGTAAATTAGTCGTGTTAATTGCTTTTAAAACACCATTTACATACAACTTTACAGACGAGCTTGTTTTAACAATTTTATATGAATTATAATTTGCAACTGTAATACCAGTAAATTCTGTTACTGTTTGAGTTGTTCCGTCAGCAGTGGATAAATAACTTTTAAAATCAAAGCTACCACCATTCCATACACCATAAACATATATTGCTGCATGATCTGCTGTTCTTCCACCATCTGCAGGTGGAAAATTATTTGATCCATCATCTACCCCAACATAACATGCACTAGAACTATTGCTATTTCCTTGAACACATTTAAAAATTGAACCAAGAGCAAAATCTTTACTAGCATCAACAAAAGCATCTGAATATAACAATGATTGAACCCCTCCGTTTGTTTCAATTTCAACAGTTGCATAATTATATACAATAGTTGCTCCAACCCCCTTACTTTCGCTCATATCACTTGGGTCTCCAACTTTTCTAATGTTAGTAATGTATTGCTCAACAAAAGCAGAATTGCTTTGTTGTAAAGATGTTCCTCCCCAGTGCATATAATCAGTATCAGGATCACCAACTCGCAACTCATAATCAGCACCGTCTTTACCTATAAACACACCTGTTCCAGTTAATGGAGCAGTTGCACTACCAATTAAAATCCGTTCAGTATCAGATTCAAGTTTTACATTATTACTATATAAATCAGTTGCGTTCATTGTCCACCCACCCACTGTTCCAGTATCAAATACACAATTCTTACCACTCATTGATAGCGTTAAAATAGATGTCGCTGTAATTGTGTTTGTATAAATATCGCCTCCGTCTATTTTGGTTGTATCAGCACCAGCTGCCCAACCAGCTACATTTGCTGCCGCCAATCCACTTACCAACGCCGTATCAGCTGCCGTATTACTCCCTGTAACATCAGCTCCTGCCTCTGCTGGTGCATTAGTCAAATTCAAAGCGTCTACATTCGCTTCATCAACAGTAACCAAATCACCTCCATCACTAAAATTCGCGATTCCTGAACTTGTTGCCCCTACTGTAATTACTCCTGTAATAGTAGCTGATGTTGCCACTAACGCCCCTGCTTCAGTTACATAAAATGGCGCAGACGCTGGCGTTGTATGTCCTGCCCAAAACCTTATGTCATCACCGCCCGTAACAGCAGAAGACATACCCATTGTACCAGCGGTATCAGTAAGTGAAGTTGCGCCCATAGTAAACCCACCAATTGAACCAGTATCAAAAGTGGCGTTTTTACCACTTATATTCATTGTCAAAATCTCTGCACCCGTGATAGTTGTTGCAGCTATCTCATTAGCTGTAACTGTGTTCGCTACAATCTCTGTTGCTGACACTGACCTAGCCATTATATTCGCTCCGTCTATATTTGCCTCTTCATCACCAAATTTAAAGAAAGTTGCTTCATTTGCTTGATTCTCTGCCACTGCAACCAATATCTTATTTAAACCAAAAGCATCTGAACGAGTTGTAGAAGTTTGAAAAACTGTTGTGCTAGCACCTGAATCAAAATAAACATATGTTTTAGCTGCCATGTTGCCTGTATTCGCCCCCGTAATAGCAAATGTTTGTCCACTTCCAGTTGTTAATGTTCCACTTGCCCATGCCACTGTATCAGCGTCAGTAACAGTAAATGCTCCATCATATGTCCAACCTTGAATAGTCAAAATTGACCCAGATTGCAAATCTGTCATTGTAACATTACTTGATAAAGTAATAGATTGAAACTTTGCTACACCAGTGTTGAGAATATAAGCAGTAGCATTGTCTGGGTCAGCTGTCCAGTTTGTGTTAGTGCATCCCCACCAAGTATCCGCTGTAGTATCAACATGAAAACTGTTAGCAGTCGTGTCTTGGTCAGGTATATGAATACTGCCAGCCACCAAAGTTCCAGAAATTACAACCCCTGTTCCCTCAACATAACTAAAATAATCACCACCACTATCACCAAAATAAACTTTCACTTTATCACTATCACTGTCGTCCATTCCAATTAAAATACCGCCAGTTGCTGTCCAAGTTGTAGCATCAAATGTTCCTGCCCCAAGATAAACATCACCTTCTGTTGCCGTTACACCCAAAACAATTTCCTGTGAATTAATAGTTCCTGCCCTCAACTTATCTACAGTCAATTCAGAAATTTTTTGTCCACTAATACCTGTATCAGGAAACACGCTTTCAGAATCAACTATCTGTGGAATCAATGATGGAAACTCATCCAATACTAATCGTTCACCGTTCTCATCAAACCCAAAATCACTTAGTTTTGTAATTCTTGCCATACTACTTTATTCTATCAAATGGTTTTAATAAAACACTGAACCCATAAAAATTAAACGCCTGTTTATCACTATATTCACGCCCCTCAAACTGAATAAAATGCCCCTTACCATTAACTTCAAAATCTTGTATTACATTATTTAAAGTTCCAATAGGTTTAAAGTTCATTAACCCCTCGTGATTTTTATCAAATATACGATACCGCAAATTTATTCCATTGCCGTCTTCACAATACGCTATAATTTTAATTAATTCTTTTTGAATAGTAGGGTCACCAAAATCATATGCTTTAGTTCGCCACCATGCACTTATCGGCTGTCCATCATCTGCATACACTGGTGTCGCATCAGTATATTTAGATTTTTTCATTACTTCTCCGTCTGCACATCCATACCACAAAAAGTCTTGACCGCTAGAATAAAATTTAGCCATTATACTGATGTCGTCATATAACTCTCGCCACCTCCACATGTTTGTTTGGATATTGTATATAGCCACGCAATTTGAATATGTAATCCCGTTAGCAGAAGTTGAACCTAAATACAAATGATATTCTCTGTCAACTATTTCAGCGAACCAACTCGTTGGGGTTGAGTTTCTTAACAGTTCCAAAATATTATTTCCAATCGGCACTGGTCTGCCGCTTGTTGACATCCACACATTATCTTTATCACCCCAAATCATATATGCTGAATGTGTCTTGATAGTCCTGTGATTAGAACAACCTGTATCCCACACTTTCTTTTTTTGGATTTGGTCATACATGTAAGCACTATACTCCGTAAATACTATTAACCTGTCCCAATTCTGACTTAACCCTTTAATTTCTTCTGAATAATCCACATCAAAAAAATCTGTTGCTACTGTCCAACTTATAGTTCCACCGCTGGGCACAGACGAATAATATACTCTATAAGGATAAGTAGTTCCAGTAATATCACAATTTGCTATATACAATCTATCACGATACCGTTTAATAAACTTAGCTCCTGGCATATTAGTCACATTTGTTGTAGCAGAAAATGTTGTTCCTGTTAAAGAACCAACAGGCAAAAAACCGTCAGTTGCTCCATATCCAACAAAAAAACAATAAGTAATCAAATCTTCCATTTCAACATTAATGCCAGCTTTGTTAGCCCAAGCTGTTTCTGCTGCAGTAATCTCTGTCCATGCACCACCAGTAGAATAAAATAATTGTGTGTCATCAGAAGTTGAATCATCAATAGTAGCTAACATCTTTTGCGTTGAAGCTGTTTGTCTAAAATTATGTAGCCCTGTAATCTCTTTGTCAGCTTGCAATACAGCCCCAATTTGCGAATACCCCAAATCCTTTTTAAGAACACCCAACTTATAACTTGGATCAATCCCTAAACATATTTGCAATTGATTATCAGCCATTAAAAAAGGGGACACGTTAGTGCTTGGTGGGGTGAGAAATTCTTTGTAATGAAATTTAGCCATATTTATGCTCTTGCACTATCACCTGAATCAAATTTATGATATTTGACATGTTGGCGTGGAGTTAATTTATATCTACGGATATTCTGGTTTAACCCGTCTCTGAACAATGCCATCAACCTATCGCCATCAGCTGAATTGCCTTTACGATACTCAATTCGTGCTGCAACAAAGTTTTCCATAATATTATAAAATGGAATAACAATAGTGTCAGCAATATCGTCTATCCTGCTGATTTCTTTTAAATATTTAATCTTAATCTTATAACCCACATAATCAGTATCCACGGGGGCGTTCAATTTAATATACCCATCAAAAATTGTGTATTCAGTTGGCTTGTCTGGGGCTACACCTTGCCACACAGAAGCTCCAGCAGTTTGATTGTTGTCAGTCCCCGTGCAACCGCCCAAAACACCAGTAGTTTCAGTATTAGAAGTATAAACAATGGTGTCTTCTCCAATATACACTGCCCCAGATTCTCCAAACTCATAACTGTCAGTTAATGTTACGCTAGTATCCCCTGCTGTAATGTTAGATGCCAAAGTAGTTTCATGGACATTTTCAAAATTCTCATCAAACTTGTCTGGGTCAACATAGTCCAAAATTGCATCACCAAATCTAACATTCATAATAGCGTCATTACTGTCAATATATTTCATTGTAGAAGACAAACCTGATAAAGCATACTTATTTTCATTTTCTGTTGATGTCAATGAAGTTAAATCATCCACTAGCTCAAAGCTCCAATTAACTGGAATCCCGCTCTGTGGGTCTTTAATATGCAGAATTTCATCCTGCGCCATGTTAATATCTGATATAACGATTTCTCTGGTGGCGAACTTTGACAATTCTTCCACATTAGCAAGTTGTCTGCCCCGTTTAGCAATTTCAGACACTGAATTTTGTGCATCTCCTGTATATAACCTAAGTTCAGGGTATTCAGAATAATTTGTGCCGTCATACCATTTATAAGACCAATATAATGCACTTGTATTTGGTGCTGTATATAAAGTCGTATATTCTCTGCCAGCATGAATACTTATTGCTGAACCAATAGTTGCTAATGTTCCTGTGGCTGTAGCTGAATCATAAAATTGCACCTGATTATATTTAACAATCGTAACAGGCGTATCAACATAATGATCATAAATTGTTGCACTTTGTAAATCTATCGTATTATCAATAGAAGCATCATTAATTTGAACTATCTCTGCTGTTGGCTCACCAAAGTTCCCCAATAATAAATAATCATCATCAGCATAAACAGAATAGTTATCAACAGTTATAGTTGAAACACCACTAGCAGCGTCTGCCGTTAAATGTCCAACTTTTCTGTCTTCTAATAAATCAGAATTAAGGGCTTTAATTGTATATTTTGCCATATTATTTATTCTTTCTTTTACGAGGATGTGTCGGTTTCTTGCCTGTCTTTAAACATTTTTTTCTTCTTTTTCCTTGTGGCATATTATTTGTCATATTTTAAATATCCTGATACAAATTTTTGTAATCCCATTAAAAATCCAGATAACATTGCAATCCCTAATGTGTAAATATAGGTTCTGCCGTTTTCTAAATTAACTGGAATTATAGCAAATGCTGAAATAGCGCCTACAATTCCTGCAATTAACGCTCTTTGTATAGCGCGTTTTAATGTTTCTACTGTTGGTGACTTCATACGTTTTCCTTTCTTAAGTTAATTTTAGGGAATGAATCCCACACTTCTTTTTTAAGAGCCATTGTTTCATTACTATTGCGCATTAAATATGTTGCTAAAAGTTTGGCTAAATCACCTACCATAATCTTATTATTAAGCACTAATCCGAAAGCTCCACTTTCTTCTACCTCCTGAACTAATGTGTTATCAGGTATTGTTACAATTGGCATAGATTTAATTTCTTCTATATTATATTTTAATACTGCCCAAAATTTATAATTTAATGCTAACTTTTTTTTGTCTTTAGTATAATGATCATAAATATAGAAATAATCATCTACTTTATAAATCATGAAAGCATGATTTGCTTGTTTTTCTGTTCTCTGATAAACATTTTTTTTGGGTTTATCCCAAGCATATCCACACACTTGTAATGGACTATAAAGTAATGCTTCCCTGATTACTTTTTCTGTTGGGATAACCCATTCATAATTTATCTTAAACCTATCATTCCATTCGTTTGCCTTTTCAGCTAAAGCTTTTTTCTTTAATGGAGATACACTAATATAATCTTTAAATTTTGTAACCTCTTCTTTATCCCACCCAAACTCTGTTTCTGACACTAACCCATATTTATGTGCTGCTTTAACTGGATTAACCATTAAATTTCCTTTATTTGTTGTTCCAGACGAAATAGCCGACCATCTATCGCTACAATCATATTTTCCTTTATTAAAAATTGAACTTTCTTTTAACCATTTCATGTTCTTTTTGGATATTTCATTATTCATCTGCATACATCCCAACAATGTTTCAACAGTATTTAAAAATGAATAATTAGTGCAACACATACTATCAAAATATTTGCTGCGCTGTATTTCCAAAAATGGCAAATATTCTGTCCAATTCCTGTCAGGTTCACGCACTCCTGACATAATTCCTGTAACATCACCAAATCTCCAATCTTTTATATTTACTTTGTCATCAAGAATCAAACCATGATTTTGCATATAGTTTTATGCTTGTTTTTTTGTGAAGAAAACAAGCTAAAAAACTCCCTGCAATGACATTGGAATCACCCCCGCAATCCTTTCAAACTTCGTATAACACATTCATCGCAGCTTAATTGATTAGGAAAAATGACCATTTGGCTTGTGCCACAAGAACATCTCAACATAACACCGCAATCTTCGCTTGTCCTACGTTGACACTTAACTACTTTGTAGCTTAGCTCTTGGCATTTCTCACACCACCGAATACTTCGCATTTTTCTTGTCATTTGCCCCCCTTATTGTTTTTGTGTGTTTTATACAAAGTCCAAACTGATGTGATAAAAGTAGCCGCAATTAACCAAAAGAATCGCATTAACCAAGACACGTCCGTTCTTATCTCTCGTATATCAGCGGCAAGTTGTCCTGTTTCGTCGTTAAGAATAGCAATATGTTTAGCGTTTTCCTGTGCCATTTGTAAAATTAGCTGTGTAAATTCCATATTTATATTGGGCTAAATTTAAAATTACGTATTGCATCATCTGTGTCTATTTCCAACACATTATAAGCTGATGTTGTGTGTGTCGTGTCAGTTATAGGATTAGTTCCTGACCCCCCTGACGGATCAACAGTTGTCCAAGTATTTCCCTTGTCAACAGAAATAAAAACTGTAAACACTCCTGCGGCAGTCCGAGTTATTTTTATGCGATACCATTGTCCATTCGTAATGTATCCTGTTGTTGTTCTAAATAAATCACTTAATGCCCCTGCTGTTCGTTTACGTAAAGCCAATTCTTCTGTTGCGCTTATTTCAATTGCATATCCATTAAAATTACTTGATAATGCAAGTGCGTTATTGCTAATAAATTTATATCTCCATGTGTTCCCGTCTGCTCCTTTATAAAAATCCCATTCCCATGTTCCATATGCTTGCAACATTGGCAAAAATGAATTTCCTGAAGCTATATTAGTAATTTGTTTTCCTCCGCTTGAAATAATTTCTCTAACAATAACATTATCAATAGAACCATTGAAATTCTGTGATTGTAAATATAATGTAGTATCACTTGCACATTGAACTATAAAAGTATATGTCCCTATAGCGTTTTGCAAAGAAGTTGCTCCACCTGCGCCTATCAATGCCCGAATATCTCCAGAGGTATATGCTGTAATGTCATAATTAATTTCATACCATTTGCCTATTGTAAGAATACCTGCTTGTGACAAATAACTACTTGCTGATACCCCATCACATGTTGCTACACCGCTCGCAATTGTCCAGCCACTCCCTTTTGACCATATTGTATCAGTATCAAATATTCCATTTACAACAACATTTCCGCTATTAAGTTTTTGTAAACTATTGTCTATTTGCCAGGTTCCAGAAGTTGGTATTATCCAACCAGTATTTTCTAATCCGCCTGTTGTCACATTTCCTGTGCTTTCATTCCAATCTTTACCATTAGCATAATAAATTATTTTGCTTCCTTGACTAATTTTTATCCAATCTATATTCCCAACAAAATCTAAATCTGCTCGCATTCCTAGCAAACCACTTCCTGCTGCTGTTACACCTTCAGTATAAACACCATTTGCGCTTCTATCTGTTCCCTCTGCTGTGCCAGCTAATGCCGTTATATTGCCTGCTGAATACCCCGAGATTGAATATTCTATCGTATAAAGATTTCCAATAACCCCTATGTTTTGTGTCAAATCACTATTAGCAGTTTGGCTACCATCACTTGACGCTTTACCATTAGATATTGTCCAGCCCGTTCCTTTTGTCCAATGAGAATCTTTTTCAAATTCATTATATGCGGCTAGTTGAGGCAAACCTATTGTTTGCGGAATACTATTAAGATGTGCTTCTTGTCGTAATTCTGTATAAAGTTCTGCCACTTCTGTTGGCGATAAAGCTACATTTAATTGCAAAATTTCCATTATATTTATCAAAGCTTCGGCTGCATCATATCTTGCAATCTCATAATTACCTGTATTGTCCATATCGTCAGTATCTGCCTGACTCAAATTTGTATCATTAACTCCGTTAATATAACAATATCCTGACGTGCCTCTATCACCAACAAGAATAATGTCATACCAAACACCCGCAATTAATGATTGATTACAACTAATATTAAATCTTTGATTACCATTTTCTTTTCCATACATTAAAATTTCTCCTGCAGCACTTCTGCGTATATACCATCTATTGTCAGAATCTTGATATTTACTTAAAAAATATTGATCAGTTCCTGTTTCGTCAAATTTGCCTCTTATCATTATTGTAAAATCATCAGTGCCCAAATCACCATTATTGCCGCAATCAATTAAATCATTTGTTCCGTCAAACCATAAATATCTTCCTCTATCAGAATCCTTCCAAATAGGCGCACCAGTAAAAGTGCCGTCTATACCATTACTTGATTGGTCAGATGTGCTACCAATACGGTAATCATGATGAAAAACAGTATTAGCTTTGTATTTTTCTTTTATCATAAATTAAATTGTCTAAATAAATTTTCATGTTGCCATTTAATCTGGGTTGGTGTTAATGCAATTTTCCAGAAAAAAGGAAACTTTATATCTCCAATGTATTGGTCTGTAATGTCTCGTTCAGTGCCAATAAAAGCGTCAACTGTTGCATCTGTAAAAGACGTTGTTGTGTTGGTGACATCCAAAAGACCATCAACATAAATTGAATAAATAGTGTTTGCACCACTAGGACTTAATGTGCAAATAACCGAATGCCAAGTTCCATCACTAAAATCACCTACCCCATCTGCTCCCGTTGACACTGCGTCATAAAACAACAAAAAATCTGCATTTTGTGCTTTTAATCCAAATCCTTCATTACTAGAATTTCTAAAATCAAACAAAAATTTATCTGTTGCTTGATCATATTTTGCTAAACAACCAAAAGTATAACTCTCGGTTCTAGTGACATCAAAAGCATCAGATAATCCAATATAATCACCTCCATCAAAACTTGCGCCATTATTAGGCAACAGGGTTGGATATGTAGATGCAGTTGAACCATCACCCCATTTGATTGTGTCAGTGCCAATAATTCCTAAATTCGGGGTAACTTCAGATGTTCCATTATTATAATACAATCTTAATGGCAAGAAAAATTCTAATTGCAAAACATCAACTTCCGAAAAAGTAACTTGTGTGAACCTATCCACGACCTCTGCGGCTATGAGTTCTCTGTTATAAATCATTGAAGACAATATTATTCCGTTAGCATATAAAGTGTCATCTCTACCAATCTGAACTTTGTGTCCCTGTTTTTCCATTGCTACATATGACCCTGAATTGTTTTCAGCATCAGTATCATCTATTTGAGACCCGTTAATATAAATTTTACAACCTGCACTTGTTCCTCCTCCATCGTAAGTAGCAATAATATGTAATACTTGCCCTTCATTTCCTGTAAGTGCAGTATCATATTTTCTGCCAATATAACAATCCGCCACACTTTCATCAAAACATTGCCAATTTATTTTATCGCTTGAATCAACCAATAATCTCCATTCAGCGTCAGTGTTATACACACCTTTAGATATGATTGCAAATTCAGTTGCGTCAGTCATTATAATCCATGCTTCTACACTAAAAGCATTGTCGCTTGCACTATCACCGAAACTATATTTCCAATCATCAGCTAAATCTGCATACTGATTTGTTCCATTTAATGTAACCCCATTATCAATTGTTGGCGAATTATAAACATCAACACCATTATTTGCTGTGTATTGAGCATTAATAAATAATTCTCTGAATATAATGTCTTCTGCTTTTATACGAGGATATGTTAACCTCATAAGTTTATTTTATTATTTCTGGTTCTGGTTTTGACCAATTTTTATAAGCTAAAAATTCTTTGTGCAATGATTGAACTTGTTCTTTTGTCAATCCAACCGCAGTAGCAATTTGACCAATTCCTTTGCCAATATACTTTTTGTCAATTTCTGCTGGAATAAAATTCATTCCTAACCATTTTAAATATTCATAAACATCTTCAACCTTTTTTTTGGTTAAACTTGGTTTAGATACTATGGACGTCTCTGTTATTGATGTGTCAGCATCAATAATTCCTTTTGCAATGTATTTGCTTAGAATAGGACAAATTTTTGTATAATCTTTCATATTTTTTTAAAGAGGGGCGGCATATAACCGCCCCATTTAGTTATTAAGAAACCGCACCATCAACGGATAAAGGACGCCAAAAACAATAAAATGCTATTGTTCCTGCTGTTACAGTGCCTGTTGTAGTAAGAATAATGTCTTGTCCACCTGAAACAATAAAAGGCGCAGCAACAGCAAAGGCTTCAACAGTAGTTGTAGGTGTTGCGTCTAAATAAATTTCATTTTGAATTAATGCAGTAGCATCAGCAATTTGTGCTATTAAACATGCAGTATCACCTGCTACCCCTACTTCAATAGTAATTGCATCACTTGTAGTTAAACTTGTTTTACAAATACCAAAAATAAGCAATTGAACATCGCCCGTAACAGTGAACAAAGAAATTGGCGTTGCAGCTGTACAATCGGCTGATTTGATTGCCCTTGAACCTATCCCTGAATAAATATTAGTTGACACTTTTGCAAAAATGCTGTTACCTGCGCCTGTATCTGTTTTATTTCCAATTACATCACGTATTTGTGAATTTGCAACACTATCTGCACTTGGCACATCATGAAACCCGTCAATTGTTGTTAATGCCGCACCATTACCTTTTGTAATAGCCACCAAAGAATCTCCACCTGTTGTGTCCGTTTTATTTCCTAAAACATCCCTAGCTTGACTATTAGTAGCCGCATCTTGTGCTGGCACATCATGGAATCCGTCAATAGTGTCAATTTTGGGTTCAACTGTTCCTTGCAAATATGCTTCTGTTTTTTTTCCCATATTTTTTAGTTATTAAAACATTTTCTTTAAATATAATGTCCAAGCACCATCAGTATTAGCACCATCGTTTGCGCGCACAACCTTTATACGAACATATTTAGCTGCTGTTGGTGTATCAACCTCTGGAAAAGCACTTGCCGTATAATTGGCTGCGCCTGTCCATTGATTTGTTACATCTTGGTATGTGCAAGAAGCTGCTGCTGTTCCATCGTCCTGATTAGTAGCTTCTAAGGTGTAAGTATTATCACCTGCTGCTCCATCAGTGTTTTCAATTTGCAAAGAGAAATATCTATACCCATCCATATCCCAGTAATAATAAGTTGTTCCATCGCCTTGACTAGTAGCTGTTGCAATTGTTTCTTCAGTGTGTTTTGTGTTCAATGGAGCTATTTCATAACTTTTATCAGCCGTTGTGCTTGTATCATAAGAATCTGACCGAACCATTAAATGACGGTTAATAGTCATTGCCAAAACTCCAATATCTGTATCGTCTACATTGTCACCAGCTGCGCTATAGTAACCGCCCAGCGCAATAACTTTATCTGAAGCAACCGTAAAATTGCTGTCATCTGCATAATCTATTAGTTCTGAAGTTGTCATTAACCTGCCATTAACATCAAAATGAAATGGCACAGCATCATTGTCTCCATAAGTGTCTAAAGCTGATTTATAAATACCTCCACCAATTAATACGTTTGGAGTGGCACTAATTCCAGCATTGTCTACTGCGACTTGAACCGCACGCATTTTATGTGTTGCAGTTGCTTCTGAATCAAAACCGTAAATCATTGCAGATGCATTAAGAGAATTGTTTGCTTCAGTAAATTCTTCAGCAAAAGCAGCGTTCATTACCATTGCGTTTGTGCCGTCACTCAAATTAACTGTTAATGGATTGCTAGTTGAAATGACAGCTGAACCATCAGTCAATTCTGCAATAACAGGATTAGTTGCACTCATGTCCGAACCAAGCACACTTGAAAGGTCTGCATAAACACTTCCTTTTGCATTAACCTGTATGCCACTATACTTACCGTCACCACCAGACAAATCAGCCAAAGTATCATTTCTAACTACTAACGACATAACACCAGCATCTCCTGAACCATGAGTCGCTCCCTCTAACAATACTGCCTCTTTAGTTCCAGCGATGTTAATTAAATTAGTATAAATAACACCTTTTGCACTTGTCTTGAGGGGTGTTTTGTCACCCGCTGTTCCAGCATCAGTAGATAAAGAACCAAGTAACTCATATTCTCCACCCATTCCTAATGGTGGCTCATCAAAAGCCGCATTCTTTGCACTAATTGTAACATTAACAATCTTTTCCAAATCTTGACTAGCTGTAATTGAGGTTCCTCCACCCGTAGTTTGTGAAAGCACTTTATAAGCTGCTGTGTCACCTGTTCCAATAGTGGCTTTTAAACCATACAAAATTCCATTTCTGTAATCCACACAATATTCACCATTAGAATAATTAGCTGTTAATTGAGTTGCTATTTGTTCTAATGTGGCATTCTTAGGATTTTCAATCGCTGAATAATCACATCTTTGTTCACTTGTTAAAACTGTGCCTGTTGTCCAACTGATAGATGTGTCGCCCTCATTGCCAATCATTCCGCCCAAAGCATCTAAAATACCTGTGTATTTAAACTTTGCTATAACAACTGTGCCAGCTGCTTGTCCTGCGTCTGCAGTTAATACATTACTATTCCAATAATATAAAGCCACAGATTCTCCTGAAATATCATTCACAAACGCTGTGTCAGCTAAAATATCAACTGGAAGCGGTAACCGATTGGAAATATTGTATTGTGCGTCATATCCGCCGAATAACATATTTTTAATTGTCCCCATTAGAGAGAGAGTAAGTGTTTCCACTTGCCCCCCCTCTCTCAAAATGAAGACATTATTTAAGGTAAGTAGTAAGTCCTGTGTTTACTTCAATATACTCTTTACCATTAATAATAACTTTTCGCTCATTTGGAGCTAATTCAACCTTTTCTTCCTTAGGTTCCGCTATCTTAGATTCCTCTGTTTTGGGTACCTCAAGTTCTTCTACTTTGAGTTCTTCCTTAGAGTCAACCTTTGGTTTAGAATCAACCTTTTTAGGACGTCCAGGTTTTCGTTTTTTTTCTGGCATATAGATTCTATCTACTGTTTATTATGTTCCTGGGTCAACTAATGTGCCGCCTGTTGCGTCATCTCCAACATAATTACGAACAATGCTAGTATTCACATCGTCTTGTGTAATTGGTGTTGCTGAACAACTAGAGAAATAATTAGATCGAATAATACCCATAATTTCGTCTTCTGTCATACCTGCATTAAACTCAATCGGCACTGCATCATTTCCTCCATCTGGCGGACCAATAAAGTCATTATCACGAATTGTGATTCCATAACTCTTGTTAGATGCCGCTGGATCTGCAAACAAGAATGCTTTCGCATCACCATCTGCTGATTCCAACTCAAACACATTTCGTTCAGCTAGCATCTTTGGCACACCACCAACACCAATATCAACATATACTGCCTGATTAGTAGTAGCAGAACCACCAGTAAACCGACAATTTACAATTGCTAATCCTGTTGTTGCATTTGTTGCATCATCAACATTAATAGCAGTTACACCCGAAATATCTATATCAGCAAAATCAAACCAACAATTTTCAAAAACTAAACCATTTACAGCTGTTGTTTGTGCTACATCAACAAGAATAACGTGTGTAGTTCCGCCAGCATGAACTGCAAATCCAATATCTTTAAAAGATACACCACTTACATCAACTTCGGCTGTAGTTGTTCCATCATCTGCATCAGCCAAAATCCAAGCAGTAGGATAACCACCAAATGATGGTTGTTGTGCCACAAATCGTTGGTTAGCTAATGGTGTCATAGCAGCAGCTGAAACATCAATAGAGTGATCACCAGGACCAAGAACAACTGTTCCCCCTGCACCAGCGGCTGTAATAGCCGCTGCAACTGTAGCTTTTGGGGCTTTTGGATTAAGACCCCCGTTAGCATCATCACCGCCAGAAACAGCTACAAAAATAACTGTCCCCATTCCATTAACGCCTTGTCCAGCTAACAAATCAAATAAGGAAGCATCAGCCATCTCAGCATCAGTTCCGATTTTACCCTGAATATTATCAGTCGTTGTTGAATCAACATCTGTTCCAATATCATCTAACCGAGCAACCAAAGTGTCATTAGCAAAATCACCTAACGCTGCACCCAAAGTAGCTGTTCCACCTGCATTAACAATTGTTCCTATCACAGTCGTGTCATCTAAAACACCCTTCAAGTAAGCCATCAATGTTTTAGTTGTTGTTGGTGCGCCAACAGCAGCGTCTGCCTTGTTACCAACAACATCGCTCATTACTGCATTTGTTGCAGCGTCCGCTGTTGCCACATCGTGAAATGCGTCAATAGTGTCCAAGCTATCACAAGCATACTTAACATTCGCCACAATTGACTTTGTTGTTCCTGTGGCAGCGGCTGCGTCTGTTTTATTACCGATAACATCTGACATAACTGTGTTAGTTGTTGCATCCGCAGTTCCAACATCATGGAAAGCATCAATTACCGCAATAGCACTTGCCATAGCAGACAAATCACCTGCTGCTAAAGCGTCACCTGAACCACCATTTACATATTGTCCAGCCCCACCATCATGAAATTCTGAATACCAAGTTGAACCACTTACTGTGTCAACAACAGATTTAGAAAAATCCGTTGTTCCATGATTATACATGTAACCACTAACATAAGCATCAATTACAGCTGTAGTATGAAATTCAACTACTGCAGTTGAAGCAAGTCCAAAATAATCAATGTAAATTCTGGTGTTTGTCCCGCCAACTAAACGAACAGCATTAGTGTTTCCACTACCACCAGTGAAACCAACATGTTTAAGCGTAATTTTTAAATTATCAGCATCTGCAGTTGTAAGAACAATGTTTGTAAATTCAATAGACGTAGATGCATCCCTAGATTCAATTTCTAATTCACAATCTGCCGCTGAAATTACGAATGGACTCACTACAGCGTCCTTTGAACATGTTACAATGATATTTTTAACTTTAACACTTGCAGCACTAATAACAAATGTAGCTGCTGTTTCACTAAATGTTAAAGTAGGTCTATCTGCACCAACACCAAGTCCTATAATTGAAACACCTGCAATATCTGCCGTAATTGCACTTGCAGTAGATAATGTTTCTGTATGACCTGGCATAACCAAAATATTATCTCCAGCACTTGCTGTGCAAGCATTTATAGCTGCATCAATTGTGGAAAAAAATCTTAATGTTCCATCAGGGTCTGGGCGAAACAATTGTTCTAACATATTTAAGTTAGCCGTAGAACTATCACCTACAACAAATGTCTTTCCAGACCCTAACTTATCAATGTTTAATGCTTGTTGCTGCCCGTATCCCGAACTTAAATTATAATTCATAATCTTTTGTTAATTTCTATGTTTCCACCACCGCCCTAAAAGACATAAAACATAGCTAATAAAAACCTAACCTTATGAGGTAGGCAAACTTCCAATTAAACCTTTACCAGCTAATACTGCAATACCATAAGTCATCCTAGAACCAAAAGTCCAGTTGTCGTTATGAACATCTTCAGCATTATTACCAGTAGCAGGCGATTTTAGATTATTTGCTTCCCAAATACCCAAATACGCTTGCCAGCTGCCTAAAGCACCGTTGCCTGTTGCAGCCACAAACCACCAGCGTTTCTTTGTAGAATCGTTTGCTCCAGTAGCAGTGGTAGCTAAATAAGGTAATACAACATGCCGATATGAACCAGCATAATAATTCATTACACCAGCATGCGCAGCATCAATGTCTGCTGTGCTTTCAAGCACTTGGCGGATAGCCCGTTTAGTGGTTGGGTCATCGCCTGAAATAATTGTGTTAAAATTTAACACTCTTCGTTCACCGAAATTAGAATACACATCAGTGTTCATCAATGATTCAGCACTTTCTAACGCACCCTGTGAAAACACTGGGTCATTAGTCACCCTATTACGATATGTAGTGGATGAATTTGCTAAAGTGTGTGTTGCATAAACTACTTGTAAACTGTCGCCAGAAGTAATACTTACTGTTGAACCATCTAAATCTGTGTAACTTGTAGATGAACAGAAAGTTAATCTGTGTGTTAAATCTAACTCTAATCTTTGAGGACAAAAAGTTCCTAGATTAGTCAACATTGCAGTAACTTGTGGATACTTATTAAAATTACGCATTTCCCATGTAATTTCAATTTCTACGGCTACACGTTTAGCATTAACTGTTTTAGTATAACCAACGCCAGCTGAAACTTTGGATGCATCATCACCCTCGTTTTTCAACTTAGCAAAAGTTTCCGTGTCAACTTCATCATAGCGTCTGCTGTCCCCTGAACCAGCTGGAATATTCTCAACAATAAATAACTGTTGAGCCATTGGCTGGATTTTGTCGTCTAAATACTTGAACTCCTTTGCCACTAGGTCAGTAAATTCGCCCAGCGTAGCTGTGTTTAATAAACTTGTATAAGCCATATGTTATTATTCCCATGAAGGGTCAGCGTATGCCATGTCTGAGTTGAGTGTGAACCGACCTTTAGCAGTGCTAATAAATCCAACACAAGTTACTACCTTGTAGGTTGTGCCGCCCTTGTTTACAAGACCAGCCGTGGACATATCAAATTGTGTGCCCACATCGGTTGTTGCAAGGGTGCCCGTTACATCAGCTTCAAATTCAGCACTTTTGTCCATTGGAATAGCAACTAAACATTCTCGTCCATCAGCAAAATCAGAATCACCAGAAGTTACCGCCTCCTGAATAATTCCATAATGTTTTGTTGATTGATCTGTTGCAGTTACCAATTCGCCAGAAACTAAAGAAACTAAATCGTTTGCTGTAAAAGTAATAGAGGCATCTGCCTTGTTTTTCTTTAACAACCATTTTCCTTTAATAGGTCGTAGCATAACTCTTTAATTAAATAATAAAACTGCATTTCTCTCAAAATACAACTGCTAAACATCACTTTTTTACGAGGTTTATCCTCGGAAATACTTAGGATTTTTTAACGAGGTTTACTCCTCGCACATTTTAACTTCTTTCTCTGAGTTGCCGTCATTTTTATCTTGTTATCAACCACTTGCAACCCATTTTTACTTATATAATTTGCTATTGTTACTGGTCTGGTGTCATGGTGCCCACACACTATTGTTGGGTCACATAATGTTTTTGGTTTAAACTTCCAAAAAAAGAACAAATCTTCGCCCATTCCTTCTGGCAACACTTTGCTTTGTCCTTCATACACAAACTTGAAATATGGTGGCTTTTTCTTTTTAAACACCCTTTTTTTAACCATCAATATACCCCCCCCTGATGCCGCTATTTCAAATGGTCTATCTAACGGGAATGCCATTAATCTGTGAAACTTCTTTTTCTTATCATTAAAATCTGTAAACACCTGCGGATGATAATCTGGTGTCTTATATGTGTATAACCCACTTACCGCTTCATATGTTGAATTGGCTTCCAAAACTTCTATCATTCTAGGTATTGTATTATCAGGAAAACTCATGTCAGTATCTAAGAAAAGCAATAAATCACATCCTGCTTCTATTGCTTCGCCCACTACTTCGTTTCGCATTCTATCCAACTGATACCCTCCATTTATAAATAAACTTAATGTATCCTCTCTGTTTTTTTCTTTAAGCCATTTATAAAAATGGTGCTGCATTCTCCATAAACTCACTAAAAAATATCTTTCAAACTGTGGATAATTGTGTGCTAGACATATCCCTACATTAAACGGCATACTTTTGTAATATAAAATAATTTATATCTTTGTTGTCTTTATTCATTGTTGCTAATCTAAAATCTTTTTTCCAAATACTTTGATAATCACTCATTTTAGTGTCTCCTAAATGTTTATAATAACTTTGATCTAAAAACTGCACTGTCTCAGGTGTTATTATTCTTTTATGAGACGGATCGCTAAACGCCCAAATACTGTCATGTTTAGGACAACTAGCAACAAACAACCCTTTTGGTTTTAATATTCTCCAATATTCAGTAAACTCTTTAAAAAAGAACTCATAATCCCCCTGACTACCCAAATGTTCTAACACATCATAAGCATGGACCTCATCAAACTCTTCATCTTTAAATGGCAATGGATGTTTGTTTAAATCCCACACCACGTCAGGCGCACATTTCTTGTTATTATCTAACTTGACAATCTTCCGCTTTTTACTTGGATACACTATCCATTCTACATCATTTGTGTATCCTGCTCCTAACAATAATATTTTTGACATACATAATTTGCTTATCACGCTCCCCGTCAAGGAAGCATGTAAATAAACTATTCCTCTGTTTCTAATTCTTCTTCAACTTCATCTTTTAATAATCTGTCCAAATCACCCACTGTTGCCTCATTTCTGTCTTTACCCCACAACTTGTCTTGAACATCACCCAATAACTTATTAAAGTTTTGGTTTAAAAGAAAATCTGTTACCTCAATTGGCTGTAATAACAATTTTTTAATATAAGCAATATCTGATAACAAAATGTTCTCCTTTAAATATAACGCTTTAATGTCCTGCACCAAATCTTTGTAATATTTTATCAATTCTTCTTGTTTGACATCACCCAACTTCAACCCCTCGTATTCAGCAATCAGTTTTAAAACCTGTTTTGCTACACCTACACATCTTTCTTCCCTTAATTTAGTTGGATCTGCACCACCCTTATTAAACCAACTTTCTGCTCTTTTTTTAATTTTTGACATATTAATTCAAATATTCTGTGTTAATTGCTAAAGTTTCACCATTTGGAAGTTTTACTGTGTAAACCTCCTCCAAAGTTTCAATCTTAACTGGCACTCTTATACCAGTGTTAATTGTTCTATACCCTTCAACATACTTCTTAGTGGTATAACCTTGAAACTCTTTGTGAACCTTTTGTTTTATGCCAACCACTTCACATTCTTCCTGTTCTCGCTCAACACCTCTGACAAAATCTAAATATTTCATTTCAATGACTTCGTCTTCTTCTTTGCCCTTAACAATAACTTTAATATAATCTACTTGTTCGCCCCGTTTAACCTTAGTAATCAAAGGCTTTTCCCACCCTATTACTGGTTTTTTTTCAACAAACGAAACCCTAACAAACTTTTTGTCTTCTGCCTCATAATCCTCTGGTGGCATTTCACCCCGTTTTAAATGCTCAACATCCTTTTTGATGCTCATCAAATCATCGTATGTTTTTTTGTCTAATTTGACGGTATCCTGTTTTTTTTCCATACTATTTTTTCTCCTCTTTAGTATAATTAAGACCTATTTCTTTGGCTAGCTGTTGCCCATCCTCACTTTCACTATATGAAGATTCCTTTTTCTTTGGAGCTTCACCAGTCAACCCTAAAACACGATTCAATGGGCTTGCTTCTTTTTCAGCACTAGACAATTTAACAGCATCTTTCATTTTTTTCTCAATTTGCTCTTTAGTGGTAGCTTCATCAGCTAATCTGTCATAATGAAACATGACTTTCTTCATTTCTTCTTGGTCTTCACCCACTAATTCCTGTAATAACTCAACTTGAATTTCCTCTATTGCTGTTTTGGCTTTCTGTTCCTGCTCAATTTTAATGCGTTCCTGTTCTTGGTTCATTTTTTCCTCTAAATCTTTGTTTTTCTGTTCCAATTCATTGACCATGTTACGCACCTGGCTGAAATTGTGGTCTTTATTTTCTAATTTTTGGAGTTGCTCGACCTGCTCTTCCAACTTGCCTTCAAGAACTTGTTTATCTTCTTCTAGCTTCCTGAAAGCATCTGTTGAAACTGCCTCAACAGGTTTACCGTCTGCGTCAAAGAACTCTGTCATAGTTTTTGCTCACGATATGCTCATCATTCGTTACCTGCAGAATAATGAACTAACAACCATACCGTTGGCGATTATTTTGGGGTGTCCAATTAAAGGGGCTATTTATTAAAAGTAAAATGTTTTGTTCGGCTCCGTAAAACCACTTTTGTTACTACTAGAACAATAGAGCATACTAGCATCTGTAATATCATTTGTATTACAAATAGTAACCCGATATGTCCCTTTATACCAATTAGGATCAGTGTCCGTCACTAACCCTATTGCATGTGTAACGCAAGGCAGATTTAATGGGCTTGCTTGTCTGGCTACCTCTGATTTCTTTTGTCTTTCCTTAATCTTGTCAAACTTACCAGCTTTTAAATCCTCTAAATCTAATTTCAGTATCCGCAACTCTTCCTCAACCCTCTCCTTTTGTTTCTTTTTAACCTCAATTGCTGTCAACACTTGTTTAAAATACCCTTTTAATTGTTTAAGTTCCTTCTCATTAACTTCTTTTTGCGCTTCTTTAAACGCTTCGTCTAATTTGGTCATATATTTGTTCTACCCGCCTCTCTAACGGGATAATGACCCCTAAATTGAACACCCAAAGGAGTATTCTTGCAATCAAATGCCGTATGCCTAGCACCCGAAATACAAGAACACTCACTTGGGCGGCATACTCTTCTTTTTTCTTACTTTCCAATTACCCGTCTCCTTGTCACGATAACTCTCATAATACACTTTTAAAAATGGACTGTAAAAATAATTCTCTCTCACCTTAACTAATCTGTCTGTTGTCATATAATTGCATGTTCATCAAACTCTCCTTTTGGTTTCTTTGACTCTTCATCTAATGCCTTAACTCTAACTAATTCTTCCTCTATTAACGAAATTCCGTTGATTGTAGCCCTACCAAAACTGACCTCTTCCATATTCCGTGCCTGCTTAACTGTGAACATTATCTGTTTAACTTTTAAATCGTTTAACAATAATTTCATCCATTTGTTATCAGCTACACGAGCCATCTCTGTGATGTATTCTTTGGTCTCCGCTTCATTCAAATTACCCAAAACATTATCTAATTTAACTCCCTCTAATCGTTCACGCACCAAATCAACAACATCTAATTCGTTTTCCCAATCAGCTTCATTTAATCTTTTTAAAGTTATACCCCCCAATTTATGTATTAACCAATCTATCATATTATTTAGCTAATGTATTAACCGATGGCTGTTGCACTTGACTACGCATAGGTTGTGTCATGCCCTGTGACAACACACCAGCCCCTTTTGTTGCTTGCCCCTCCATTGCTTGCCCCTCCATTGGTGGCATCATTGCACCCTTAATAAGCACTTTATCTGGATCCATTTTGTTTTTAATTGCCCATTGTTCTTTTAGGTATTCCATATTAAATGCCTGCGGACCAAACATCTGCAACCCCTGCGCCACATTCTGCATAAATAACACCCTGTCTAATTCGTTGCTGTCTTTTTCAGTTGGAGTAATAGTGATAAACCAATTGTAATCCAAACTTTTTAATTCATCTGGGTTTATATACACTTTCTTCACGTTTTCACCTGTTAATCTTTTAACTAACTCTTCTTCAGCTAACACTTGGTCTGATGTTAACCCCAATTTACCCTCGTCAGTAGTAAAATCTATTATCTTTTTGCCTGTTTCACCCTCTTCAAATGTAGTGTCAATTGTTTCTGTGCGATAAAACTTCTCTAATTGCCCTTTGACCTCGTTTAACCTTTCATCCATTGGTTCTGTCCAGTTAGCTAGTATGTTGTGTAACCTTAACCTACTTAACTGACGTTCTAAATTCATTATGCCCACTATAACCAACCCTAACTTCATCATACCTTGACGCTTTAATTCAACTATTTCTGTGGCTGTCTGTTTACCTGGCAACGCCTGCCCCTCCACCACTGGACTAACACTTTTTTCATCTATAATGCCTTTAACAAACTGCACAGCATTAAACTCTGGTGCTGTTACGCCAGGAGTAGGAATCAATGGAACTAAACTTTTCACATCAACATCTGGCGTTATTGTTCCTGGCAAAAAGATGTTTTTACTTAATACATTACCCGTGCTGTTTGCCATTGGCGGTTTAAACGACTGCTGTGTTTTCAATATCATCAACCTTAGGAACTCATCATATACTGCTTGATCAACCTTTGTCTTAGCTGGAATACTCTTACTGTATGCAAACAACCCACTGATTGGCTCAATATCACCCTTAGCAATTGTGTATTCACCTGACGGACTAATAGCTTGTAATGGAAACCCTACTGGCAACATCATCACTCCATTGAGAAATATCTGAAACTCATTGTTCCATTTGTCCTGATACTTAATAATCTCTACCATATCCTTAGTGTTGTCTAATCCATACCAAGTTACATAATCTGTCTCGTCTTCACTTATCTTAGTTGTCTGATTTAATGTGTCACTTACATGCTCCCATCGCTCCCAATCTTGAAACACTGCTTGGATCTCTTCATAGGGAATATAATCCACTATAAATAAAAATGGCTGTTTCTGTATATGAAACTGCCTTATATTACCTAAATAAACTTTAACACCACTCAATAAATTAGATGTGCACATTCCTTGCACTTTTTCTAACCTCTCTGTCCATTTGATAGAATCAATTTTAGCCCCCTCTTTCCATTTTAAATCTTTTAACTCTTTCCGCACATCTTTCCATTCGTCCCATCGCTCCTCAACAAATACTGTCCCTTGATCTAGTGCCTCCTTATAAATCAATTGCCGTTTAGTGTCATAATCCTCTATCTCACGACTCTTCTTGATTAAATCCTCCATTGTCTCACCTAAACTGTGTTCAGCTAAATTGTTCCTGTCAAACGCAACAATATTAGGTTCTAAATTATAATTTAATAACGAACTTAACAATGTGTTCTCCTTCTCTAATGTTGTTCCCGTTACAATACGCACATCCTCATCGTTTTGTTTAGATCTTAAATAACTATTACCTGCTTTAGCATTTGTTTCGTGATAAGTCAGATAATCCATGTCATCAAACTCAATGTAATTATCATCACGCTGTGTCTTTGCATATTCCATTCTCTCAATTAAAAAACCTCTATACTTAACCTCTTTTTCATTGTAATCAGGTTGTCTTAACTCTATTGGTTCTTTTTTGTAGCTTGGCTCTATTGCAGCCATAATCCGTTGGCATACGGTTAACTTAAACTAAAATTCTTGCGTTTCTTTGGCTTTTTCTTTTCTCTCTTAGGTTTATTTTTTCCTTTGCTCATATTACTGAATATTTGTCTACTTCTTGCCTTAATGGCGTTGCTATCGCTGACCCTAACCTTGGTCTATACCCGATAGCAAAATATCTAAATGCATCCGCTGCATGGGAACTCCAATCATGGTATGGACTGGCTTTAAACTCCCCCCTCTTGTCATCCCACTCTTTATGATAATGTGCCAAAGCGTCTAATCCAACCGAACACTTATCAGCATCAAACCAACATTGTCTAAATATCCTTCTAACAGCATCTATCCCGTCCTCTATGTTCATTTTAGTAACTACCTGAAACCTTATACCTAACTTCCGTGCGACCTCTAACCTGCTTTTACCTGTGCCTAACTCCCTTACTTCAATATCGTGCGGAGCATAATGTTTGTTGTAAATATACCCTTTGTCTTGCAATATCTTAGCATAATGTTTTAGCCCTTCACCCTGCATTTCATAATAATCTATAAACCTTATTTCGTTTCTTAACGATTGACTAAACCATATAGCTGTAGAATCTCCTACACCTAAATCCCACCAAGTATCCACTGGAAGTCCTTCCTCATATGGCACCACTGTAATCCTATTCTCTTCTCTGGCTTGTTGTATTTGTTGGCTGTAATATGCCCCCTTAATAGCTGCTTCAAACGAACAATAAAACTCTTGCTGATACTCGTCTTCATCCATTATCTTCCTAGCATCTCCTAACTCCTCTAATGGCAACAACATTGAATCATCCACTGTTAATAACATCCCTAACCAATTAGATTCTTTTAAAGCATGTTCATATAACCTGTAAAAATCGTTCTTACCCTTAGGTGTCCCTATCCATATACCATACCCTTGATGATCAGCTAATGCAGGTCGTATAATCTCTGTGAATATGTTAGAGGGCTGCTGACTATACTCATCAAAGATAACACCCCATAACGCTAACCCGCGTAACCCATCAGCATTCTCTGCTCCATACAACCTTATACGAGCCCCGTTCTTAAAATCTGCCCTCAACTCACTCTCATTAAACACTACCCCATCTATCTTTAAACAACACTTCTTTAACATGTCCCATGCAATATCCTTTGCCTGTCTATATGTCGGAGCTATATAAGCATACCTACTGTTAGGAGTTCTTAAACAATCTCTTATCAAATGATTGATACTAGCAAATGTTTTCCCCGATCTTCTGTGAGCGACTATCACTTTCCACCTCTCCTTGCCCTCGTGTAACTTCTGTGTCCACTTTCTTGGGCTGTATATTGTCACTGTCTTCATATTTGTTCCAATTATAAACGCTGACCTTTTCAGTATCTCCACCGCTCAACAATTGATGATTTTTCGTAAGTATATCCACTATCTGTGCAATGTCTCTTGCTTTTGATTTACCTAACTTAGCTTCTGTTAAATATGTGATAGCCATTCTCCTTTTGTCGTCTAATTGCTTAACAAAATCTTTTACACCCTCTTTAACTGCATCACTGTCAATTGCCATTTTAGGGTTCTTACACATTGATTCAGAATATCCTGCTTCTTTCATTAACTCATACCCTGTTTTAGTAGATTTTGTGTTCCCAATATTCGCCAATAGCAATTGTATTAACTTTTTTTGTTTTTGTGTTGCATCAGGCATATACTGATATTTATGTAAATTTAGCTTTTTTTCTTAGGACTTTTCTTTTTGACTTCACCTACCTTAGCTATTTGTTCAGCTATGTTTTTTGATGGGTCTTCTTTTTGTAAAATAAACTCACCGTCATCACCTAATTTATATTGTTTGTTTGAATCTAACCCTAATTCTTTTAATTTGTTGTTTAACCAATTGTTCTTATACTGTGTAACAAAAAACTGCATTGTTTGTGCTTCTACTACTTTTTGTGCTTGCACTTGCTCAAACTTTACAATTTGTGTTAATTCGTCTTGCTCTTTTTTTGTTAATCTTTTTGACATACTTTTTAAGTTAATTTTCTTTGGTAGCAACTAAACTAAAAGCCCTCACCTTAATACCTGCTATGTCCACATCCAGTCGCAACCAGATGTAACACTGACTAAAGAAATGGTTTTTGTTGTATATTACTTGTCCTCTTTGTCTAATTGCTACCAAAAAAAACTAATGCAAAAATTACATTAGCCAATTACTAAATTGATTTAAGGATGTCATACACCTCCTTGTTTAATTAACTTTATTATAGCTTATTTTTAATAAAAACACAACCCATATTATTTTATTGTAAATTTAGCGTTTTTTACAATGCTTAATATAGTTATCCACAGAATCTTTGATTTCACAATTCTTTTTCTTTTGTTCTTTAGCCCTATAATACCTGACTAACCTAAATGCTTCCTTGTCTGCCTTGTTGTATAACCCTTTTAAATAAGCATTGTTGTTTCTTACATGACTGTAACCATATAAAAATATGTGTCGCCTATTACTACGAAACACACTTAGCTTGTGTTTATCAATTTTATATAATAAATTTTTTAACCTTTTTTTAGTGGGTCTAACTAGCATAATAATCACCCCCCTCTAAATAACCTAAAACTTCTTGATATGTGCCACGGAACTGTAATCTAGCTTTTTGTGTTATGTCTTTTAACCATTCTTTACCCCTCCTGTTTAACATTTCCCCTCTAAACCATTCTGGATTTTGATGAGCTGACCATAATCCCATTGTATGATGTGATGCACATAAAACTATTAAATTTGGCAAATACCATCGTAAAGCCCTGTTGCGACGCCCTATATAATGATGAGGGTGTAGCTGACATTCATCGCCACTCTTACCACATAATTCACATTGAAACTTTGCTTCTTCTTTGCACATTTTTGCTACTAACTTATCTAACTTCTTTATGTCTGTTTTTTTCATATATTTTTATTAACTCATCACCCGTAATTCTTCTTATGCCACCAATCTTAATAGATGCAATCTTATTGCTAGCAATATACCGTTTAACTGTTATTAGCGAAACCTTCAAAAAGTCAGCGACCTCCTTTGTCGTGTAAATTGTAAAATTTTACCCACTAGATACCATAATCCAAACAAAATTGTTTTTTTTCCATTTTTCTTCATTAGCAATCACAAATACATTGTTTCCACTTTCTTTTAAACATACGACACTAATATAGTTAATAAAACCGCTATTACAGCAAATATAATCCCAAACTTCATGCCATCTGCGTATCCTTTTAGGTAGTTTTTGTTTGCACGCTTTTTTTGTTT